TCTTCGCTGCTGAAGGTGTCGCGGTCCTCGTGGCTTACTTGAATACTAAGCATGGAGAACAACTTGTTCAAGAGATAAGCAAAGGTGAAAAGGAAATAACCAGGGTATCCAAAAAGAAAAAGAGAGGACCAAGCGCATACAACAAGAAGTACGCCGCTGCATACAAGCGTCTGAAGAAGAAACATCCTCGTACCTCCTTTGCCGAATTAGCAAAGAAAGCACATAGGATGGTGAAGAAAGGATGACTCTTGAGGGACCGCGTGTGCTTACGAAGATGTTCGATAGTGCGCATGTTATAAGAACCGCTGAAGCTCCTTATTACACACTAACGGGGAAGGGTTGGGGCGCCCTGGATGCTACTCACTTTGTCAGCAGATCCTACTACGATCTCTCTGGATACAATCGAGACTCCTTAACTACATTCTTCCAGGGTGTCGAGATTCAAGACGCTTACGCTCCTACGGGAACTATGAATGGTTTCATTCTGATCGAACTTATCTCGAACGAGCGACCAACCGATGCAGAACTTCTTGCAGCAGGGGCAAGTCTGGCAGCAGATAATCAACCTCCTGGTTATCCTAGATCTACAACGGATATGCAGACAATAGTCTATGGCCGACAGAGGCAGTACTTCCTTGACCAGCAATGGGACACTGGCGGATTTCCTAGAATGGTCGGCCTCAATCTTTGGGGCACTAATAATGCTTCAACCGCAGACAAGATCCATTTAACCAGGTTATTGGTTACTACCTCGACAGCCCCTGAGGCGATTCGGATTCCACCATCAAACTTTGTCACGAGTGTTATCATAGGTGAAGAGAAAGAACTTTCATTCCTCATGCGCCAGAAGAGATCCTACGAACTGGCGACGGGGCCTTGAATTGTATTGGATGAACAAGGTTAGTTGGTCCGGTCTGATAATCTTAGCAGGTGTTGCCAAGATAAGACATAAGAAAGGAGACCATCTCGCCGATGCCATAGTTTTCGCTTCGATGACTACATCAGTAGCAGCCATTTGGTATCCAGAGTTTAGAGTAGCAGTAGTTGGCGCCGTAATAGCAACACCCCTGGTCATCCCAGTAGCCACAGTTGTGGCGACTACTTATGCCGTTGGAGGCGTTATTGCTTTTGCAGCCGCAGACACTGATGATCCAGGTTGGTATGGAGTGGAGGCTCTGAAAGAATACTATCACGACCCTCTTGGCACAACTTACGACATCATCGTCGAGGAGGCACAAGAAGTCAAGCGAGAAATAGCAGTAGTCGCCACATTAGTTTATCACCAGGTTAAGGAAGATATCCAACGAAAGGTCAATCTACTCGGTGCCGGAGTAAAAGATATTGCCGAAAAGTACGGAGAACTAAACCGGAGATTCCTTACCGGGCCCTATCTGCCTTTTTGATTCTAGCTAGTTTATCTTCCTCAGCTCGAAGGTTCCCTCTGAAGTCTGGGCTGTCCTGGCTTTCGAGGATTGCGATCTGTCTGCGTAGAGCTTGGCATCGATTCTCTTCAATGGTCAACCTATCGAAGAGATCGGAGTGTGTCTCGATAAGAAGCCGTACAGCCCGACTCATGTTCTCCCCAGCCTTCTTTTTGGCCATCAACCATGAATAGGCAGTGCTTTGCGTTGGAATCTTGATGTCGATGCGGACTGAGTTCATAGGTTCATCTCAGTGTACTTCAGAAGCCGCTCTAGGGCTTCCGCTATTCGTTCTAGTTGCGTGGCTATGATGTAGGTTTCTTCTCGCTTAAAGGCGGTTTGTTCTAGTGCCATGTACCCTACGAAACCCTTCGGCTATATCAAATCGTCCGGCCGGGAGCCCTCAAACTGAGCAGATACCCCCTACATCTTGATAGGCAAAGCCCCTTTGCGCTACGTTGGCGCAGGCGGAACGCAGAGACGGGCTAGTCGGGCTTTATCGGGCGACGCCAACGAATAGTCAAGATTTACTGTAGTGCGGAGCGCGGACCATGCTTTTTAGGCCTGGGCCGCATGCGATGACCATGGCAACAGCAAAGACTGGCTCCTTTTATCTGACAGAAACCGTAATCTTACCCCCTGCCTCTCCAGCAGGGACGCGAGTACAGGGTGAAATTGATCTTGGAGCTTACGTAAATGTTCCTACGGGCCAAGCTGTGGCGGTCGAAGCCGTCGATTTCATCTTCCAGACTCAAGGTGACTATGGGATGAACGTTGCAGCAATGTTAGCGCCGGGTGATAATGGCGCTCTTTCAGTCCAACTCTCAGACTTGAACCCTGGAACCGTCTTTGTTCGAGCAGATGACCAATCCTTGATAGCATCGGGTGCGCTCAACATCGACCAAGTGAATTGCATCGCTAGTCATTCAAGCGATCTTTACCCTGATAACTTTGGCCCCAGCAATTTGTCTGAGGCTTTCCTGGTAGTCAACGATTCTCTTTACCTGGTCGGCGGTGTCGATGATGCAGTTACTGGTGGCGGCGAGGATTTCATCACAGCGCGCATTAAGTGTCGAGTAGTCAAACTCTCAACTAAAGACTGGATGGCCATAGCGATCCAATCGACGGCGAGCGATAACTGAGGCCTAATCATGGTCGAATTACCAGACCGTGTTATCAAAGGCTTGATTATTTCAGGGTTTGCAGCCGGAGCAACTGCAACAGGCGGAGCAATCTTCGCTGCTGAAGGTGTCGCGGTCCTCGTGGCTTACTTGAATACTAAGCATGGAGAACAACTTGTTCAAGAGATAAGCAAAGGTGAAAAGGAAATAACCAGGGTATCCAAAAAGAAAAAGAGAGGACCAAGC